AACTACTAAGAAGGGATACGCAATCTCTTCTGTTAACTCAGCTAAGGGTACATTGTCATCGTACTTCTTAGACTTAAACATAAACATGGCAGTTTGTTCATTCCAGTAAACTTTTACATAAACTATTTCTTCATCTGTTTCAACTGCTAGAATGTCACCATCAAAAACTTCTTTATTGTTTTTGTCAAACAAACCTGTCGATTGACCTATGGTTTCTGAATTTACTGGACACCAAGAACCGATAGTAATATACTGCTCATTAGACTCGATAACTTGGTTGATAATAAAGGACTCATTATTATCTGCAATCAAATACCCATATTTCCAGTTACCTACAACTTCATTGTTGTCATCAATGGATAAACCTCTGTATTTTCGTATCATTCTTCTTCCTCATCATAAAATTCAATCTTCGCAAAGTTCTTTGGGTTTATTGTAATAATAGCTTCGGTTGGCTCTATTTGTTGTAAAGTCAAGAACTCAATGTTTCCATGTTCCATGTACCCAAACAACTCAGAGATACGCTTGCAACTTTCTTTTACCTTAATTTCTTCCTCAAAATAAGGATTTTTCAAAACCAACCTAGCCATGTTTTACCTCATCTACTTTCTGTTTTGCTTTCTCAATCCGCTCTTTAGCAATCTCAAAATATTGCTCAGTCAACTCGATACCGATAAAATCTCTATTAGTATTCACACAAGCAACTCCAGTCGAGCCACTTCCCATACAGTTATCCAAAACCAAATCTCCTTCGTTGGTATAAGTTCGAATTAACCACTCCAACAAAGCTACTGGTTTTTGAGTAGGGTGATAGTTTTCTTTCTGTTGGTCTTTTGCGAAAACTTGAACGCTAAGAGGATACCGCTCTGTCGAGTCGTAATCGACTTGACTTTCTCCGTAAGAGTTGTAATTGGAAGCTAAAACTTCTGATTTCCCTTGGTGTCTCTCTACAGACTTTTTCCTACTAGACTTACTCGACACCTTACGAGGATGACCCTGTGTCATTTGAGGATTGTAAATTGGGAGTTTCTTATAGAAAACCAAAATGTTTTCATGAGCCTTCATAGGCATCTTTTTAGCATTTAGAAAACCTGTTGGAGCGGTCTTTTGCCAAATGATTTCATATCTCAAATGTTTGAGATTGGATACACCTAAAACCTTATCAAATGGAGTTTGAGCGAATAAGAGAATGGCACCATTATCCTTTATGATACGGGCATAATCAACCCACAACCTATCTAAATCTATAATACTGTCCCACTTATTTCTTGTCGTTCCATAAGGTAGATCACACAATATCAAGTCAATACTTTTACTTGGAATGTCTTTCATCAATTCTAAGCAGTCACCTTGTTGTAAATCAATAGAACTCATAATTTATCCTATACCACCTAAATAAGAAACGGAATCCGGTGACAGATAGATTGAAAGAGGATTATCAGAACAATAACCATAACCACTCTCAAAATGTAAAGATGAACTGTCATTGTACCAATATTTCCCACCTTTGTACCCTTCAAAAACTCTTCCAGAACTTAAATCATCAAGTGCATCTGCTAAAGTTGAAATCGGTACATAGTCAGAATCCGTATCAAAATACAAGGCAGGCTCAGCGTAGATACCCCTCCATGAGCCATATCCACTTAGAGGACGAATCATCAAAGGCAAAGTTGTTAGATATTTGCAATAATTTATGTCCATTTTTACTCCAATTCTCATATAAAATTTACTTCAGTATATCACAAAAACCCTTGAAAGTCAAGGGTTTAAGCACTTAAGTCTACAAGAAATTGTGAGCTGATGTAATCGACAAAAGCACTATCCGTGCCGAAATCTCCGATTTCATAACATAACTTCAATCTACCTAGAACTTTGTCTAATTCATCCATAGTCGGAAACCAAAGGAAACAATTTAAGTCATAAAAATTAAATAACAAGTTCACAAACAAAGTTGAAGTTCTTTTATTGCAATCATGGAAAAATTGTCTGCGCATGAGGTAAACGTAAAACATCAAAATTTGTTCTACTTTTACATAGTGGTCAATATACTCAGAATTCAGAGTATCTTTTAGCAAATTGAAGGTTCGATTAAATTCAGCATGCGCTTCTTTTCGAGATACCGAAGGTGGTTGGTAGATTGAATCACTTATTACTACTTGTGTATCTTCTGAACGAAAATGACCTTCTAGTTGAGGTTTGTCAGTCACTCCATCTGAAATAATTTCATGCAAGTCCTCAAAAGTAGCCAAATTCACATCAGAAGAATTGAATAAGTGAACAAAAATCCAAGCTTCATAAAGATTTAGAAGTTCTTTCCTCGTCTTGTACCCAAATGGAAAAGGTTCAAAATGTGTATTCACAATCTGTTGGACTTCTTGCTTTGTTAGAACATAATCTTCAAAGACAGTTGAACGAGCTACAATGTCCAACAAATTGTGACCTAAATAATCTTGGAACAAGGAAACCATAAATTACCTTTCTTTTACTTTAATCCGACAACTTTCTTAGCCAATTTATCTACAGTATGGTTGATTTTGAGTCCTCTATGTCCACGAACCCAAATAAAGTCAATTTCTTCAATACCGTTGTCTTTTGCTTTTTGCAGTAAATAAGCGTGATATTTTCCAACTGGTTTCTTCAAAGATATTCCCCAACAAGCTTGTTCATTGACCTTTACAGACTTAGGCGCAGTCCAACGGAAGATACCCTCATAATCGCAAACAACGGTAATTTTGGTCAAATTACGCTCCATAGCATCACTCAACGCTAACCCAAAACCACAAACCTCACCCGCTACATTTCTTGAAGTGGCAAAATTCGGTTTGTTATTTGCTATAGCTTGAGCGTCCAACAAAACACCGTTTTCGTAACACGCAAAAGCTCCACCATAGGTTTGAGTTTGTGTATTGAAAGAACCGTCAATCGAATAGAGAAAACCTTCTATACCCCAAAGAAGGGGGTCAGAGTCTTCTGCCATACGAATAGTCCCTTTAATGCCACAATCTGAAACATAAGGAACAACTTCAGAAGTTTTCTTTGTGGACAAGACAGGTTCTTCACCTCTCAGATAAGCATCTGCTTGCTCTTTGGTTGGAAAACTCTTAAATTCAACACCTTTTGTGCCTTTTACAACCTTTTCGCAATCCGACCAATTTTCAAAGATTTGATTGGTGTTGCGGACTGCATAGAATTTTGATTTCTTTTTAGCCATGTCTCAACCTTTCAATGATAAACTTAAAGAAGTTAGCGAACCTATTACAGTTAAACTAAGAGCTATACTCTCTAAATAAGAAGTTAAACCAACCTCAGCAACTACAATTAAACTCAAACAAGACAAACCAACAAAAAGTAAACTTAAAGTTAAAGACTTAGTTGCTTGAATATCACTAAACCTTAAATAATGTTGTAATTCGGGTGTTTTCTTTAAAATAAACAAAAAGAAAACCCAAGAAACCCAAAATAAACCTAAAACAATCATTAGATACCCCTTAGAAACTTAATTTTCATGAGACTTAACATAGCGCCAAATCACGCAGAAAGCTAAAGTAGAAAGGAGTGCGTAAATATAACCTATTGCGTCAGACCATTTAGAAGATAAAGACGAAATCACACCTAACCCGATAACCAATCCAACCCCTACTTCCATTGTGAAATTTGAAATCGCATTCAAATCACTATCTTTTAATTTAATGCTACTACGAAAAGGAGGAACAAAGAAGGGAAGGCAAAAGTAGATTACGTGGAAAACCCACAAACTAGCAAAACCAATGAGTAAACCTAAGTTGAAAATATTATTTAATTCTGGGTTGAAATTCATACTTAATTCCCTTCTAAATCAACTCAATAGAGAGAACTACAAAATTTGGTTGTAGACCTTCAAACTCTCTAAGAATATAAGTTATTTTAGCGTAAACAGAACGACCTGTATAAGAACCATCTACATATTCCATCAACTTTAAAATATCCCCAACTTGGAAATTTCTATCATTGTAGCGAACTTCAAAAGTCTTTTCTTTAGAGACAACTTTCTCAAAGTAATTAGGGGCAATTTTTAACCCGTGTACCATAACCGAAATACCTACTTTCTATTCTAAACAAAGAAATAAGCTGCTTTACCAAAAGTCTTCCTGAACTCTTTAAAACCATAGGTTCTGTAGCTACGAGACCATATCTCAGTTATATCAAGTAAAATCAGCAATGTGGATACCCAAATATGGAAATTAGAGAGTTCAGTTATGGACTGAAGTTCAAAGAACACCACATAGTAAAATACTGCTAACAGAGTTTTTAGAGTAAATCGAACTTTACTAAAGTAACAAAAGTAACTTTTGGTATCTGGATAAAGTGCAAATGCAAAACATACAAAGTAGACAAAAGCGACAATCGTTAAATGGATAGCTCTCAGTAACAAAAACCATGATAACATAACTTAATCACCCCAATCATAAGGCTCTGCAGTGTCGAACTCTGCAATCAGTTGAGGATACCCAACCTCTGTTTTTATGGCTCCGTTTACCATCCCAAATAAATTCAGACGACCATCCTCAGAATCGTCAAATCCTGAAATCTTTACTTCTACAGAACTTGTTGGTGGAAATTGTGATAAATAAGCAATCAATTCTGAAACGTTCATTTCTTCTCCTCTCTCAACATGAAATAACCATACAAACAAACTAAATAAAACCACAGTAAGCTATCAAATGTATAAAGCAACTTAGACTCTGATATTCCTAACTCTTTCACTACACAAAATAATGCAACTAAACTGAGTGTGTAAAGAATAGTAACAAGAATAGCATTAAACACATCTTTTGAAGAAACCTTAAACTTAGTTTGCAAATGTGGAATTGCATATACAAATCCTAAAACAAAAAAATTAGTTAGGTACAAAATGACGATACCGCTGGATAAAACTTGAAGCATGTTAAGGAACCTTTCTACACAATAACCAACCATCCAACAAAATCATAAATAGAAACATAGTTCCATTCAAGGTAAGAAAGAAAACTAAATTTGATACACCGATTTGACTTACAAATAAAATGATAAAAGTAAGTAAGGCTGTGTAAAGAACAAAGGTAAGTAACCAAAGTGAAACTGAACGCACACTTAAACCTAATTCAGGCAAAACATCTCTCCGAACAAGTAAACTGAAAGCTAGAGCAAAGCCATGCATGCAGTAAACAAGAGCAACTAAATATTGAATAAAAGCTAAAAACATCAAAGTACCTCTTTCTCCATATCAATCAGTAAAGTTAAGTATTTATCAATAATAGCAATACACTCTTTGAAAATACGCTCATTATCTAAACTCATTGTTAAAGTTTGAGCCGTTCTGAGGATACCCAACTGCTCCTCAGACAAGTCTGCGAAGTTCTTAGTGTTAACTTCTGGAACTAACTCCAAATATTCAGAGACAGTCAAGTTAGGTGCGCAGAGAGCGAGGTATTTATAAGACTGTTTAGCCTTTTTCAACCAACGTTTGGCTTTCTCCAAATCTTGGATACCGCCTTTATGTTTATAGCGAATCACATATTCAACTACAGTACCAATCGTGTGAGGTAATAAAGAGAAAGTTGTAAAATCCCAAGCTTCAACCTTATTCTCATTGTATCGACTTGGGTGTTTCAAAATCTCATTCTCAACATATTTCTTAGTCATCTATTATCTAAACCACCTATCAAATTTTGTTTTATTATAGCACAAAACCCCTTGAAAGTCAAGAGGTTTCCTAGTTTTCAGTAATATTCTCCATAAAGTTCTTTGTATGGATCAGTCCAAGAAGTGACTTTTGCTTTTACAATTTGCGACTCGAAGTTCAAGGAAAGTAACAACTCACCCGATGGATACCCAAAGTACATAGGGGAGTCTTTATCGACTACTACAACCTCACAACCATAACGCTCGCTATACCCAAATTGAAGAACTTCTTGTATTGAATAAAAAATTTCGCCACCTTTAGTCTTGTACTTTATTTCAATGTAGGAACCAACTCTCATAATCACACCCTCACACAATGTTCAATCGTAAACTCAAACTCATTTTGTTCATCTTTCTCATAATCTTCACTACTTACTAAAGAAAACCTAGAGAAGTCAAAATCTCTAGGGAAATAAGTATCACCCACTACTTCAGCTTGAACTTGTGTAACAAACAATTCATCAACATAAGGTTCAAACAACTTATAAACTTGGTTTCCACCTACAATGTAAAGAGTTTTGTCTTGATTTTCGTACCAATTCAAGACTTCTTCTACACTGGTTACAACAACTGCTCCATCTACTTGGTAGCCCAACTGAGTAGTTAAAATCAACGTTTCTCTATTGGGAAGAAGCCGTTGATTCATTCCCTCAAAAGTAACTCGACCCATTAAAATAGCTTGATTTAACGTTGTTTCTTTGAAATGCTTAAGGTCTTTTGGTAGGTGCCAAGGGAGGTGGTTATTTTTACCTATGATACCCTTAGTGTCTTGCGCCCAAATTGCTATGATTTTCTTGTGCATCTGTTCCTTTCCAAATAAAACCCCCTAAGACGCTCTCTACCACATTTTAAATTTAAACCGTATAAGTTATCGAAGTTAGACTTAAAATTAAGTCTGAGGCAATCTGAGGGGTTTTAGAGGGGTGTTTTATACTTATTGTTTATTCGCTAAGTGAAACTCAATCAAATCATTCAAAGATGTGAACAAAGTTTCCTCATAAATGTAAAACTCAGCAAGCGTTTCATGGTTTAATTGCTCATAAAGATAGTCTAGGAAACCTGTTGCAGCTACATCGTTGTCTGTATAAGCTTGAGAAATAGTAAATTTGTCGATACCGTAGATAAAGAGGTTACGCTCCGACATACGTTCATCTACTTTTATGCTTTCACGTCTTAGAAAGACTAGTTTCACTGCAAATTCTCTATCGGTGTAATCATCTGTGGGTAACATGTGTCCAATATTGTTTGAGAAGTAATAAACATGCGTGTCATCATTAACACCCCCACTTTCAACCTTCAGTAAGGTCAAACCCTCATTCAAAATAGAGTTGGCAACCAATTCTGTTACTGCTTGGGAAACTACAAAGTTATTTGCATTCGTTTTGTTTGTTTCTAACATATTTTTCTACCTCAATGTTTTCTTAAATTTAGTATAGCAAAATAAGTCTTGATTGTCAAGGAATAATAAACTGTAAAACCAAAAGAACCCCAACCTAAGTTGAAGTTCTCTGTCAAGAAACAACTTATCTAAGTTCTCGCACCTCAAGCGCCACATTTCGATTCCAATCGAAAATTCTCTGTGCTTGTGCTTCTGCACTTGACTTCATCTTCCAAAACCGAATAGAGTGCAAGTCGCGTGTGAACTCAATATCGTAGCTTTTAGTCTTACGATTAAAAGCGACATAAGACACATATAAATCATTACTAGGATTGTATAAAGCAAAATTTCGCATGAGGATACCCTCCAAGGTTTTTAATTTGTATCAAAACGAAAAACATGGTTTTCGTAGGTTTGAAGTTCTAAGTTATCATTGTAATTGTCTTTCAAGATATAACCATCAAATTTAATAGCCTTATCCAAGAACTCTTTCAAGTCAGACTTCTTCTTCACATAAATCGTGTATCTAGGAGAAATCGCAAAACCGACTCCCATTTGCCCAGTAATTGCAAATTTACGACCGTCATCCAAAATCACAAATTGGACGAAATCATAACCATAAGCGGTTTCAAAACGAAATTGAATGTTATTCATATTAGCACCTATTCTCTTTCTCTACCTACTAAAGTCTAAATACCATAAGGCATTAACTTATCAAACTCACGCAATTCATCATAAATACGAGAACCATCAACTTGTTGATACCCTTGGTTAACTAGGTCTTTAATTGCCCACTTTAAATCAGATTTACGCTTCACTTCAATTTCAGTTAAAGCAGAAAGCGGAGCACCCATACCATAAGTAGAACCTGTAATCACCAGTCTCCTACCATCAGGGAGAATCACTGCTTGAACATAATCTTTACCATAACCTTGTGCATCGAATAATAGACGAATTCCACGTGTGGAAATTGTTTGATTTTCCATTGTTTTTACCTCACTAATTTTATACTAACCATGTTCGAACTTAATTTTTTTTTAAACACTGTCAAATAATGCTTGATGTAAGTTTCAGAAGGAATAAACTTAATTATTTGAACTAAAAAGTTATCAATAGCTAAGTTATCGGTTAAAGGAAAAGTTTGTAATGAACCTAAACCATCAACGTCACTGTATTTAATACCTACATAGTTCACACCATCTGCAACACCAAAATAAAACTCTAGTTTAAAAAGCGGATAACCCTCTTTGTCTACTAAATGTACTAAAACTGCGTTATCCTCAGTAATTCTGAGGTGGACAAAAATCTGCCGTGTCAACATATCAGTAGTATCCATAGGTTTGACTGTGTTACGCACAAGTCCTGATTGATACCGAAGAATGAAAGCTCTCAACTCTTGATATAAAGACTCTTTTACTTTACTTTTAAACACCATAATAAACACCTCTTAACTGATTTTGCAAAATATCCAAATAAAGCTGCACTTGTAAAGGACTGCGAATAGAGTTTATCCAGTCAGCTAATACTTGTTCTAACTGTTTAGTGTTTGCAAAACTAACCCAAACATTACTCTCTTTCCAGTCAAAACTATCTAAAAGATACGAAGACATAAGGTGAACATTATGCTCAAACCTCCAAGGTAGGAAGTTTAACTCTAAAGAATGAACCTTTCTACGCTCACCTACTAGTAAAGTAATTTCTATATTAGGATAATGCTCATCTACCTCATAATAAGTATCATACTTCTGCGTAACTTTTAAATTATTACACAATCACACAAGTATAGGAGGTCATCTAATAAGGCTTGTTTTTCTTTGTTTCTGAAATCCATCTACAACATCTGCTTAATCTTCAAATAACTCAGAATAACCCAATAAAGTTTCCCAATTAGGAACAACGTGCAAAGGTAAATACCCCTCAATCTCTATAATTCTACTTTGAGCATAAACTAGGTCACTTGCTCGTTTTAATTCCACCTCAGCAACCGTAGATATAGGACAACCTTCCAAAGTGTTCCCATAGACCAAAACCTTCTCACCACTTGGTAAAATTACTGGTTGAATATAGTCATAACCACAATCTTTCTTTTTATATAGAAGACGAACTCCTCTTGAACCTTTAAACATATACAATGACCTTTCTAACAATAATCTTGAACCGCAGTTAGACCTAACCAATACGCTAAAACTTGGTCTTTCTTACGAATATAAGGTAACAACTGTTTGGTGAACATAGTTGGACTCATTTGTAAATCATCCCAATCACAATGAAGACTGAAAGACTTACCAAACCAAATTTCTCCAGTTTCTTTAAACGGACGACTTGCAAGTTCTACAACTTGTCTACTACCGCCAAATTTATCAATCTGCGTTGTTTGGTCGGTAGAATTAATATCAGCAAATACTTTAATTAC